TGCCGCCCCAGATGTACCCCCATTTTTCCGCCAGCGCGCGGCGGAAGAGGGCGACCACCTCCGCCGCGCTGACCGTTTTTGATGCCATCGTCAATCACCACCGGGGTCAATTTCTGCTTTGCCGAGCTGTTTATACACCTGATTCACGCCCGTCGAGGCGAGCCCCGACACGATGCCGACCGCGAGCGCATTCAGCACGTCCTTCGCCGGGAAATCCGGGATGACGTACATGCCCACGATGCCCAGCACGCCGCCCGCCGCGCCCACGATGACCGGAATCAGCTCATCGCGGATGCTGCCCAGCGACTTGCAGAGCAGGCCAATCAGGTAGGTGATGACGACAATCGCCAGCACCGTGCCCATGGTAGAGATGTCCATGATACCACTCCTTTTCGGAATTATTGTATGAAAAAACAGCCTGCACGAGGTGTGCGGCTGCTTTTCGCAAGATGATGTTTGTCCTAAGTTTGTCCCAAGTTAAGTTGCAATTTTACCGACCCCAAAGCCAGCAAACGCAGGAAAATCAAGCGTTTGCAAGTTGACGGCAAGTTGCAATTGCACGCAATTCACACGCAATGTCCCACCATAATGTCGCTGAAAAACTCCCGATTCACGGTGATGTTCGGCAGCTCATTTGCCTTCATGGTAATGACCACCTGCAAGTTCGTCGGGCAGGCATAATCGCCGTAGATGCTTTCTGCCTTTTCGGTGATGGTCTGCCCGCAGTCCCTGATTTGCTGGATTCGTTCTTCTCTGGTCATGGTCACGTTTACGCACTCCTTTCAACGTATCAAAAAAGCACCTTGCAGGGGGCAGGGTGCTTTCTACCGTTTTTCTCCTTCGCTGGCTTGTTTTCTGTCCTCTTCCAGCAGCTTTTTAAGAAGTGCATCGCGTTCTTCTTGCGTCATCTTCCGAAATTTTTCAATTTCTTCGGTGTTCGGAATGTCATATTCCTTATATTTCACGCTACTTCACCTCTCCGAAAGCGCACGCCCTATTAAAGGAATTTCCGCTCCAATTCCACATTCAGCCCCAAATCATCCAGCGGGATTCCTTCATTCAGCAGCGTGTTCTTGATGGTGTCCAGCACTTCGTAATACGCAAGGCGCTTCCCCTTGTAGAAGGCATCATCGGGGTTTTCCCTTGCCTCGTTCATCGTCTCATTGGCATTGTCAATGACGCGGGCAAGGATATACTTCAATGTACTTTCATTCATCGTATTCACCTCTTCTCTTTAATTCTGCAATTCTGCGCGCCCTTGATTCACGGAAATTAGTGATTTCCTTATACCAATGCTTTTTTAGTCCTTCTTGCTCACGCGGGTCTCTTTCATCCCAATTTGGCACATGCTCTTCGGGATGCTCAATCTTATGCCAATGCTCTACAATCCGCTGGTCAAACGTTTCCAATGACTTTCGGATAGAAGAAGTTTTTTGCCGCTGCAAATCTTTTTCGGCGGAATTTGCAAAGAACTGCAAATCCATCTGAATTATACCACCTTTGCGCTGCTTATTCAACACCTTTTCCGCTTTCAGATACTTCTCCTCGAACTCCCTGAACCCCTCCGTCTTGTCCAGCCCGAAAAACTGCGCCCTGTCCTTCATGGTCTGCAACTCGTCCGCATCCAGCGCCCACTTCGCCCTTGTCAGCGCGACGCAGCGGCAGTTGCAGTCCTCTTCCGGTCGCCCGAATGCGCCGGGGTATTCGGCTTTCTTGCCGTCTATCTCGAACGGTTCGCCGACTTCGCGGATTTGCCCGTCCAGTACGCGGTGATCCGTGCGCGTGTTGCCATCCAGCACGGCATCCCACTGCTTGACCACTTGGCAGCCTTGCCCCTTGGCGGCGTTGCGCGCGTCGTCAGCGGATTGCTGCTGAATGCGGTGTCCCTCGGTGCGGACGATGGTTTTCGCGCGTTTGAGCGGAATGCCGGAAGAAATCTGCACCTGCCGTGCAATCATGTTGTAGTCGCTGCCGATGGAGATGCCGATGGAAATCTCCCGGCGGATGGTCTTCTTCAGCTTCTGCATATCCACGCCGAGTTCACCGTACAGCCGCCCGCTGAGCTTGCTGTCCGTGCGGACGGCGCGGGTGACGGCACGCTGGTCAAAGGGGGCGAGAATCGGCATTCCCTGCTTGTGCAGGCTGTACATTGTGCCGACGTAGCCGTGCTGGTAGCTGCGCGTCAGGTATTCTTCGATGGTCTGATTGCTTTTCTTGTGCAGTTCGTCCAGCGCGGCGTTGATTTGGGCTTTCATCGCCTCCTGATAACGCTTCTGATAAATCTTCGATTGCGTCATTTCGTCGCTTTCGAGGATGCGAATGTGGTTGTCGATGCGCCGAATCGCCCGCTGGTATGCCTTTTCCAGTGCCTTGATGGTTTCCTGCTCATCATCCAGCATCGCTTGCAGGGCTTCCTTCTCGCTCTTGCGCATTCACATCACCCCGCGTCATCCTCTTCCGCCGGAACGTCCGCCAGCACCACGTCCGCCGCGCCGTCGTCTGATTTCGTCCGCCCGCGAATCGTCTTGTAGTCCAGTTCCAGCACGTCGCAGATGTTTTCCAGCAGCGTTTCGTCATCCAGCACGTCGGTGAGCGCCAGCAGCGTGTTCACTTGCGCCTGCTGCTTCTGCGCGTCGGTCAATGCAATCTGCGCGTTGTCCAGCGCGTTCGCCATCACCTCGCGCTGGAAGTCGAAATACACGTCCTGCATCTGGTAGTCCGTGCCGCCGGATTCGTTGATTTCCGCCAAGACGATTTTCAGCAGCTTGCGCATGAACTGCTTCAAGCGGATTTCCAGCTTGTTGCACTTGAGGTCAAGCAGCGCATAGCGGCTCTTGATGACGATGTTCGTCACGTTGCCGTCGCCGACCTGCGCGGCGTTAAAGCCCATGCCGAAGCGGTAGATGTTTTTCTCGTCCAATTCCAGCTTCGTCTGGCGCGCCTGATAGGGAATGTCAATCGTGCGGATCTCCACGTCGCCGCCGGAATCCGGGATGCCGATGTGCTTTTTCGCCCGGATGTTCGTCATCAGCTCATCGAGATTGTCGCCCTCAAAGCCCTTGACAACGTAGAGGACTTCGTTCGCGTCCTGAATGTTGTTGGATAGCCCGCAGGACATGAGGTCGTAGTCGTCAATCAGCCCCTTGATGGTTTTGAGCCCCGAAAACTGCTTTGACCCGTTGTCCAGGCGGAAGAAGGGGATGAAGCCGAAGCCGTCAAAGTAGGTGCTTTCGTCGCCGGGCTTGCGCCAGATGGTGTGCGGGCGCGGGTTCAGCGGTGCGGATTCATCTGGCACAATCTCGCCCTCGTTCACCCGGCAGAAGAAGTGTGTCTGCTTTTTGTCCCACACCTGAATGCGCTTGATGGCTTTGTTGTCCTTACCGATGCGGTCGATGTACCAGTAGATGACGTACTCGCAGCCGTCGTCGGTGTCCTTTGCCCGCACTTCCACCACGCCGAGGCCGTCCGCCGCCTGAAAGCGCGTGCGGCCGTCCGCGTCCTTGTAGGCGTACATGTACTCGAAGCCCTTCGCCACCGCGCCCGTGATGACCTCGTAGAGTTCGGCGGTGAAATCCTCGTCGAAATAATCTTCGAGCGCCGCTTGAAGTTCCGGAATGTCCGACCGCACGAACGCTTCCTGCCCGGACAGCATGTACTGCGCCTCTTGGTCTACCAGCTCGGTGAAGAACGGGTGGCTGATTTTGATGTTCGAGCGGTTCTTGTCCTCCTGCGGCGTGCCGTCGGCGTTGATGAAGAACAGGCGGTAATTGCGGATGTCGTGGTCGCCCTCGTAGTAGCGCTGACCCTGCCGCGCAAGCTGCTTGCGGGTGGATGCGCTGTCACTGTCGATGAATGTGCGGATTTCCGCGGGGGATAACATAGGGATACGCCTCCTCGGTGGTGAATTTGGGGTTCAAAAAAAGCACCGGGCGGAACGCTGTCATTTTGCCGCTTTCCGGCGCCTGTAGGTTGCCGCCAGCCCCGCGCCGCCGCTCACGCTGATGACGGTCGTCGGGGCATAGGTAGTCAGCGCCTTGTATGCGGCGACTTCGTCCGCAGAAATGTCAGTTTCCACCGGTGTAGCAAGCGCAGCCCAAATAAAAACGTCATTCTCGTCCAAAAACTGCTTAAAGTCATCGACGGTCGTCGTACCTTTTTCGGCGAATGCAAAGCCGACAAGGTTATTATGATTGGCAATCGCCCCGCCGACCGTTTCAGAGCCAAGAGCGGTGGAAAAGTGCGTGCAGAGCACGTTCGACGTGTATGTGCCGTTGAACCAAGCGAAGTAGCGGTCAACCTCGCGCCCTGCCGTCTGCCAATTGAGCGACGATGTTACCTTGATTTTCCGGATACGCTGCACCCGCACGCCGCGCGCCAAATCCACCTCGTCGCAGACCCACTGCCGCCCGTTCTCATCCGTGTAATTGCCGCTGGATGCAACCGGGATGCCGCACAGTGCGTTCGGCGTTTGCAGCGTCTGCGAATTGTTCGCGCCGTCCGACACCGTGACCACCACCGTTCCGCCGTCACCCGCGCTGACAATCGGCACGGGCGCGGTCGGGGTCGGCACGCCGTTCTGCGTACTCTTGCCGTACATATGCAGCGCGCCAAGCGGCTTCCCACCGATGCACTCCGTCAGCGTCAGCGGATTGCCGGAAAGCGTCGCGTCCTCGCCGCTGGTCACGTCCTCGTATAGCTTGCGGATGAACGCGCCATAGAGGCGGTTGTCGCGCTTCACACCCATCTTGGCGGCAATGTCATCCAGCACGTCGCCCAGCAGCCGCCCTTGCGTCTGGATGCCCAGCCCCGCCGCCAGCGCGTCCAGCTTGCCGCGGAAGCTGACCTTCTCGCACGGGATGGCGTACTGCGCAAGAATCGCCGTCAGTCTTTCTCCGTCTGTCATTCGTGTCATCCTCTCGTTAGTACGTCCATTTCTTGTTGATGATGTATTTTTCCAGCCCATACCGCATGGCGTCCATCAGGTGGTTGAAGTCGTCAATGGGGCTATCGAGCATCTTGCCGAACTTGTCCTTGTCCCATGTGTAGTTGCTGATTTCCGTTATGAAATTCGCGCAGCGCGGGTGGATGATGATTTCGAGATTTTGAATCCACTGGATGCCGCTGCGGATGCTGTCCGCACCTTTCGCCGCACTGTGCACGCGCAAGCCCATGCCGCGCAGTTCGGCAATGGATTTCGGCTCTGCACCATCAGCGGTGATGCTGACCTTTCCGTAGCCCATCGCCGTCACGCGCTTGGCAATCATGTCGTTCGTTAATCCCCGTTCGTACAGCTCATCAAATACATACAGGCGGCGCGCCGGAATGTCCAACAATCCGCAGAACAGCGCCGTCGGGTCGTTGGTGAAGCCGAAGTCCAACCCGAACACGGATTCCAGCTTGCCCGTCCGGCTGATTTCCGCCGGGTCGAACGGCGCTTCCTTCCAGTTCTCGTAGATGAGCCCGTCCACAATGCCCCAGTTGCCCAAGCCAGCCACGGCGTAGCGGCGCGGGTTCGTCGCCTTCATCCGCTCAAATAGGCGTAAATCCTGCTTGTCCAGCCACTCGTTGCACTGGTAGTTCGTTGTGATGGCGAGGATGTCCGGGTCTTCTATGTCGAAAAAGCGCGCTTTCAGCCAGTGCTTCTGATTCCACGGGTTGAACGTCAGCGTGATTTGCTTGAACAGCGGCGGTGCGCATTCGCCGCGGATGGATTCATCCAGCGTGTTGAAGTCGCTCTCGTTCATGATTTCGTAGGCTTCTTCAATCCACACCCAGCACAGCACGCCGCTCTGCGCGGTGATGGAGGTCAATTTCAATGGATCATCCATGCCGCGAAAGTAGATTTTCTGCCCCGTCGGCTTGTAGGTGATTTCCAGCGGGCTTTCCTTCCAGCTCCAGAACGCCTCCACTTGCAGGCGGTGAATCGCCCAGAGAAGCTGTGTGAAGCAGCTGTCGCGCAAGGTGCGGTACGTTTTGCGGATGACCAGCAGGTTTGCGCCGGGGTACTTCATCATGCGGTAGATGAAATTCAGCGCCGTCGTGGTGCTTTTCTTGCTTGCGCGGCTGCCTTTGCACACGCGGTAGCGCCCCGTGAAGCGCCAGAATGCGCCGTAGCCGCGCCCGACGACATCCGGCAGGTAGATTCGCGGCTGATTAGTCGTCAAGCGCATCCTCTCCCGCCAGAATCACCGGCAGGCTGCCCGACACATCCACCCTGTCCGTGAACAGCCCGTAGCGCTTGCCCAGCAGCTCCGCCGCCTTGTTCGCGTCGCACAGCCGCGCCGGAATCTCGACGACCTTCGGTTCTTCCTTCTTCGTTGTGCGCCGGGTGGGCTTGCTGCCGCCCTCGCCAGGGATGACTTCCGTCTTCTCCTCCATGCACGTCACGACGACAGACTCCTTCATCTCCCGGCGCATCACCGCCGTCAGGTATTTCAGCACTTCGTCCTGCTTGGCAATCAGCGCATCTTCCTTTTCGTCCATGCGCTTTTTGATGTTTTCAGTCACCTTAGGTTTTGTGAGGTTTTCTGCCGCAATCGCCGCCGCTGTTTTCGGGGAATATCCGGCACGGATGGCGGCTTGCGTCGCGTTCAGGTCAATCAGGTACTCGTCGCAGAAGCGGCGTTGTTTCTCGGTCAGTCCAGCCAAGTCCACCATCCTTTCTGTGCAATGAGGAACGAACGATGCTGTGCCTCCACGCGCAGAGGATTTCATCTCCACGGGTGTGGTACAGCGAATTTGAGGCATAAAAAGACCCGGCGGAGACTGGCGCGTCCGTCGGGTGAGGTGATTGGAGGTTTCCATGTGCAGTATAGCACGGGGGCAATATGAAATACTATGATATTCTATGATGTGATGCCGCGAGCGGCTCGGAAAGCAGGGCGCGAGCTTCTGAAAATAAGTGATGAAAAATTGCAAAATTTCTTTGATTTACTTATTGACACAATGAGTTTATTGTGATATAATAGAGGAGGAAAGGAGGTGAACGGGATGAGCAAGAAGCGAAAGAAAAATCGCCGCAAGCTGGAACTTGCAGCGACGGTTCTGCTGATTGCCCTGAAGGTGCTTCAAATCGCACTGGAACTCCTGAAGGACTAATCAGCCGGGCGCGGCAGGGTGCGCAAAACACCCTGCTGCCCTCGCTTCTATTCTACCACATCTTGCTCATCCGTGCAACATGGATTTTGTACAATTGCTGTTAGACATTGCCGAACTCGGTGTTCTGGTCTATCTGGCTGTGCTGCTGACGAACGATCTGCGCAAAAAGTGAAAGGAGCATCATCATGTGCTATACCCCGTCGAATCCCCCTGTCGAAAGCATCCCCGCCCTCATCAAGAGCAAGCGCAAGGAGCGCGGTCTGACCCAGCGCGCCCTTGGCGAAATGTGCGGCTATACCGGCGCAAGCGCTGAACGCGTCGTGCAGCTGTGGGAGTACGGCAAGCAGTCCGTGCCGCTGGAGCGGATGCGCACTGTTGCCGCCGTGCTGGAAATCCCGGTGGATTTGCTCGTGCCGTGAGCCTCCACCGGGCGAAAAGTTCCCCTCAAGTTGGAAGAACACGCGGATTCCGGCAAGGCTACGGAAGAAAACGCGTAAGCGCGGGTCGCTCCCCGCGTGGGGGGTGGATTGAAAAATATCGCACACTGTTGCCAATGTCGTATACCCATAGTCGCTCCCCGTGTGGGGAGCGTGGATTGAAATACCATCGTGCAAGCCGCGCAGACCACCGCCGCCAGCAGACACAGCACGCCGATTATCGCCATTTTTCTCACCTCCACGCCGCATCAAGCGTCTTTTTCCGCGTCCAGCACCTTTTGAAACGCCTCCAGCGCCTGCCCGTGCAGGGAGCAGACGTGTCGCCACGAGTAGTTCATCTCGCAGGAAATCTTCTCGAACGTCTCAAACAGCAGATACCGCCGGAAAAGCACCGCGTAATGCCGCCGGTCGGTCAATTTGCCCAGCTTCGCCGCGATGTCGCGCTTCTTGTCCACCAGGCGGTCAAATATCCCGGTTGATTTCGGCTTTCAGGTCAATGATTCTCGCCACCGCGTCCGCCAGACGATCCGGCGCGCCGCCGCCCCCAGACACGCCGTCTTCCCGCAGGATGGGCGTGATGCGCGTCGCCATGTCCTGCAATCGCGCCGCGTCCGCCAGCTTGCAGGTGATTCGCTCGTCGAGAAAACGCACCTGCGACAGATACTCTTTTGCCCGCATCGTCCGCCCCTCCTGAATCGCCTGTCAGCACCGCCAGCCGCCATTTCGCTTTTTCGGCGGCACCTTCGGCGAATTTTCGGCATTCTCCACCGTCTCCGGCGGATTCTTCGGGGCGTTCTCCGGCATATCTGACGCATTCGGCGGATTCTCTCCCGCGACGCGCTGGGCTTCGAGCAGATAGTCGTCGCCACGCTG